GGGATTGGATGAGGGACTCACAATCTCTCACTCTCATATCACTCTCACGCATGGACATCATTAACGACTTCACTGAAGATGAGGTATCATTCTTATTGGATATAGTACATGAATACTATGCTAAGGATGCTTCAGTTGAACCACTCATCGAGAAACTATGGAAACTTGATCGCTTATTGCAGATCAAGGACATACGCACTGACAAAGCATGGAGGCAAGCATGAAACGTAGGTATTACCCAAACAACTGGAAACAATACAAGGACTCTGAAGATAAGTTCTTCAAACCTATTGCTTTCAATGAGTTCATGTCATGGAAGATTGATGGATGGGAGTTACCTAACTCAGTTACCTGTATCATCAGATCTGAAGATAAACATGGCAAGATCAGAGAGCATACCTATCAAACACAAGGACATGCTACACGCAAGATCGAACAACTTGTCAAAAAACGTCAGAACTTTGTGGTATGTGATAACGATTCAATCCAAGACATGAGGCAACCACAATGAAAATAGCTTACCTAGCTGACCCAGATGTCTTAGTACCTAGTGAATACTACAACAAGGCACTAGCATCTATACCACAAGATCACTCTCATCGTGACGAGCTTATATCCTTACTCATAGATCAGGTATTAGACGACCATTATAGCTAATGGCTACACCTCAACAGATTGATGAGCAGGTCAAGCTTGAACGCTTACAGATCTCTCAAGGTATTGAACAACTACGCAAGAACACCAAGCAACTAGAAACTAAATCATATGCATCAGCTACAGTATATGGAATTACTTCTATCGATACCCTTTTACCTTTGGTTATCAAGAAGATCGAGGACACCAATAATAGAATTAAAGAGGGTAAGACTGGACAAGCATTTAAGGAGATAAACCAGCACTTAGAACCATTAGAACCATTAGCAGCAGCAACAATAGCTCTCAAGATTACATTCGATAAGGTCTTCAGTCATAAACACGGCAGCAATTTACTACCTATTATTTGTGATTCAATTGGTCAAGCCATAGAGAATGAATTACAAATGAGACACTATGAGAATAATGCTCCGGGATTGTTACAAACTCTTAAGGATAACTATTGGCATAGATCAATTGGTACTAATCAGAAGATAGTTGTAATACAAACGTTAATGAATCGTTACAATGTAGCACCATGGGACAGTTGGTCAAGGACTAATCGTATAAAACTAGGAGCTTGGCTACTAGATTGTATCATGTCTACAAGTGGATGGTTCTATAAAGATATGAAGCAAGAGGGACGTAAGAGAGTTAATTATATAAGACCTACTCCAGAGTTTATAGAGATCAAAGAGCAGGTCATCAAGGACAGTGAATTGTTTGCTCCATTAGCATGGCCTATGCTGATTGAACCAAACGACTGGACTCCCCAAAACGCAGGTGGTTACTTGCTTAACGAGGTCATGGTTGGTCATGACATGGTTAGGCGTGGCGATCACTCATGTATACAGGGAGAAAACCCTTACAAGTTCCTTAATAAGATACAGAAAGTTGGATTTAAAATCAATCTATTCAACTTTAACGTTGCTGAATGGTTAGAGTGTAAAGGTAGAAGTGTAGGTAAGTTTATACCTGTACTAGATCTACCACTACCACCTAAACCTTTCGATATAGCAGATAACAAGGACTCACGTAAGGCATATAGGAGAGCAGCTGCAGAGGTAATGAACACTAACGCTAATGCGTTCAGACGTTCATGTCGTACTCGTATGACCATGGACGCAGCAAAACGCTTTAGATGGCATAAACGCTGGTTCATACCTTGGAGCTTTGACTATAGAGGAAGAGCATACCCCATCCCTGCATTTCTCACACCACAAGATACAGACTTTGGTAAGTCACTGATTCGCTTTGCTGATGAATCACCAATGACACCTGAAGCTGAGGATTGGTTAGCGTTTCAAGTAGCCACAACATTTGGTCTTGATAAAGCTACAATGGATGAGAGATTAAAGTGGACTAAAGATAATATCACTCTCATCAGTCGCATTGCTCAAGATCCATATAGAAATGTATCGGATTGGGAGGGTGCAGAAGAACCATGGCAGTTCCTAGCTGCTTGTGATGAGTATTATAACTGTGTTATTACCAACACTAGGCAAACTACAGGATTATATGTAGCATGTGATGCAACCTGTAGTGGTCTCCAGATCCTCGCTGGTTTAGCGAGAGATAAATCGACTGCACAACTCGTCAATGTGCTGCCGTCTGAAAGACCACAAGACGCATATCGTGTCGTAGCTGTACACGCAAGGGCTGAATGTCCTGAGTCTATCCGCAAGGTCATGGACCGCAAGGTGGTCAAAAGAACCGTCATGACTATTCCTTACAATGCTAAACCTTACTCAAATAGGTCGTACATTCGTGACGCACTTAATGAAAAAGGTGTAGAGATTAGTAAGGAAGACTTAACTCAAACTGTTATAGCAGTTAGAAATGCAATGAAGATTGTAGTTCCGGGGGCATTAGCAGTTATGAATTGGATAGAGAAAGAAGTATCTAATGCATTAAAGCGTGGTGTAGATAAGTTAACATGGACTACACCATCAGGTTTCGTTGTCACTCAAAAGATAATGAAAAAGAAAGTAGAACGTTTAGATCTACAACTGTTAGGTAGATGTCAGATTAACGTAGCGACAGATGATACCAAGGAGGTAGACAAGAACAGACACAAGGCTGCAACTGCACCTAATCTGATCCACTCTCTTGATGCCTCACTACTCCATCTAGCTGTAGATAGGTTTGATAATCCAATTGCATTAATACATGATAGCGTACTGTGTAGAGCTACTGATATGTCTTTATTGTCTAGCTTAGTAAGAGAAACATATATGAAACTCTTTGCTAAGCATGACTACCTTACGGACTTCGCTCGTCAAATAGGAGCGGAGACTGAACCACCAATCATAGGCAATCTCGAACCTGAGACTGTGATTGATTCAACTTATTTTTTCTGTTAACATGTACAACCGCTCATCATTCTTTGATAGCTTTTTCTCACCTACTACCATTGTAGTGGTGTCTGAAGAAAGATTAAAGAAGGCAGAGATAGAGGCTAAGCAAGCTCAACTCGAAGCTGTTAAAGCTAGACATAAAGAGATTGAAGCTTACGAAAAAGAATTAGAAAAGGAGCTAGATGCTCTTACTGAACCACAATCCTTAGAGGAGGCATTACTCGGTGAGTAGAACTATTCACAAGACTGACAAACCCGTAACCCTTGAAGGGTTCCAAGCTATACTTGCACCTAGCAAGTTTGGTTATTCACTCTCAGCAGTTGTTGACGAGACCGTCGTTGATACACTAGAAGAAGAGAGAGGAGAACAACTCAAGTGGGCTGAATCAAAACTCAAGAACCCTAAGAGATCTACACTCAAACCTACACCATGGGAAGAGGTCTCCGAAGGTAAGTACAAACTCAAGTTCTCATGGAACGAAGAGAACCGTCCACCAGTCGTAGATACGGAGGGCACGATATTAAATGATACGAAGACTCCATTATACGGTGGATCAACTGTTAAGCTGGGCTTCTACCAGAAACCTTACATCCTCAGGGATGGGGTTACCTATGGTAGTTCTCTTAAGTTGGTTGGTGTACAGGTTGTCTCAGTAAATGGACAAGCTGGCGTTGATACAGGAGATTTAGATGCGAACGAAGTCGCTGAATTATTCGGGAAAACCTCAGGCTTTAAAACAAGCGATCCGAACGTTACTACTACTACAGATGACACGTCCGAAGAAGAAGACTTCTAAGTACAGGTCTAAGTTAGAAGAAAAGGTCGCTGATTTATTAACAAACTTAGGGGTTACATATGAATATGAAAGTGTTAAGATCGCTTATCAAATCGCTCATAATTATAACCCAGACTTTATACTACCAAACGGAACTATACTAGAATGTAAAGGATATTGGGATAGCGAGGACAGAAGGAAGATCAAAAATGTATGCGAACAAAATCCAGACATGGACATTCGCATGGTCTTCCAAAGTCCTTTCAATACTATCACCAAGAAGTCCAAGACAACGTATGCTATGTGGTGTGATCGTTATAAGATCCCATGGTGTGCGTTCCACGAAATACCAATTGAATGGTTGGTCTAATGACCGAATCAGAATTCATTGCCCACGAAGCATGTGATAATTGTGGCAGTTCGGATGCTAATTCAGTATACTCGGACGGCCACAAATTCTGTTTCGTGTGCCACAAGTACACACCTGCAGAAGGTGAAGTTCACTCTCATAAAATGACTACCGATGTCCAGTACAAAGGCTCAGCCGAACGGCTGCAGAAAAGAAACATCTCTCAGAAGACTTGCCAATTCTTCAGGATTTACAGAGACTCAGCTACTCTACGCTTTCCATATAACACAAGCGATGGAGTACTTGCAGGATTCAAGATAAAGAACAAGAAGAAAGAGTTTTATTATGAAGGCACGGCTACTGATACTCTCTTTGCTCAGCATTTATTTCCTAGTAGCGGCAAACGGATCGTTATTTTTGAAGGGGAGTTAGATGCTGCGAGCGGTTACGAAGCTATGGAGGGATGGCCTATGGTATCCCTACCTCATGGAGCTGCATCTGCAAAGAAAGACTTACAGAAACAAATCCCATTACTCCAAGGATACAGCGAAATAGTTCTATTCTTTGACAATGACGATGCGGGACGCAAGGCTGCTGAAGAATCAGCGGGTGTTCTACCACCGGGAAAAGTTAAGATAGCTAGACTAGACAAGTACAAGGACGCATCAGACGCACTACAAGCTAACGATGCTGAAGCAATAAGGAAAGCTATATGGAATGCTGAAGAGTACAGACCAGATGGCATTGTCGAAGGTAAGTCACTTCACAAATTAGTAACAACACCACTACCACCAGCTGACCATGACTATCCATTCCAATGCTTACAAGATAAACTGCACGGCATTAGGTATCAGGAGCTTACAACTATTACTTCAGGATCTGGACAAGGAAAGTCCACGTTCTGTCGTCAACTTGCTGTTAACCTACTCACCCAAGGAGAACGGGTCGGGTACTTGGCACTTGAGGAATCAAATAGACGCACCGCACTTGGACTGATGTCCACAGCTGTAGGTAAATCACTACACATTGGAGAACATGACCAAACAGAACTCGAAGAGCATTTTCGTAATACCATTGCTAATTGGCATCTCTACTTGTTTGATGGCTTTGGTAGTTTTGACCCGTCAATTATTTACAATCGGATCGAATACCTTGCCAGTGGACTGGAGTGTCGTATTATATTCGTAGACCATCTTAGTATATTATTAAGTGGACTCGAAGGGGACGAAAGACGGATGCTGGATCAGACAATGACCAGACTCAGATCACTTGTTGAACGTACTGGCATTTCACTATTCCTTGTATCACATTTAAGGAGAACATCAAATGATAGGACTTCGCACGAAGAGGGAGGAAAAGTGTCCCTTAGTCAGCTCAGAGGATCTGCGGGCATTGCTCAATTATCAGATCAAGTCATTGCCCTCGAACGAAACCAGCAGAGTGAAACTGAACGAGATATTACGACTCTTAGAATTGTTAAGAACCGCTATAGTGGTGAAACTGGCTTCGCTGGAAAGATAAGATTTGACTTAAACACATCACGGTTTACTGAACATGAAACTACAGGAACACCAATTTTCAACCCGTCCTCGGATTTTTGATGGAGGGTATGAACATCCATGGTATAAATATTTAAACAAACCTAAGCCACCAACAATCGAGTCAGTTAAGAAAGCACAGTTCGTCGATAAAACATATCGGTGGCCAAAGAAATAATGCTGATATTCGACCTCGAAGCTAACGGTCTGTATCAAGATGCCACCCGAATACATTGCATTGCTTATCATGATAGCACAATTGATCAAACACTATCGTTCAACGATGAATGTCCCGGCAAGGGTATGTCAAACTCTATCACTACAGCAGTTCAAGACTTGGCACAAGCTGATTACATCGTTGGTCATAATATTATTGGCTATGATTTACCCCTTCTCAGGAAACTTTATCCATTCTTCCGTCCAACTGGGGTTATTATTGACACCCTTCTACTTAGCAGGTTGTATCATAGCAGACTTATGTCTATAGATAAAGAGAAGAATTGGAAACACATGCCTCTACAATTGTATGGCCGTCATTCACTCGAAGCCTACGGGTATAGACTCAATGAGTACAAAGGGAACTTTGGTAAACTCAATGATTGGAGTAATTGGTCTCAAGATATGGAGGACTACTGCAAACAAGATGTAACCGTCACTAGACGACTATGGAAGCATTTCCTACCTTACCTGAATGGATTACGTTAGAACATCAGGTAGCTACCATACTAACAAAACAAGAACACCACGGATGGTATTTCGATGAACAATCAGCTAGAGAATTGGAATCAACTCTCAGGAACGAATTGGAATCAACTCAAGCCAAGCTTAGAGCAGACTTCCCCTACGTTGCCGGAGCAGTTTTCACACCCAAACGAGATAACCAGAGAACTGGCTATGTCAAAGGCGTGTCGTTTACTAGACTGAAAGACTTTAATCCACAATCAAGAGACCATATAGCATGGATACTTTCCACACACTGCGATTGGCAACCGTCCTCACTGACGAATTCAGGGAAGGCGGTTATCGACGAGACCGTATTGAAGGATATTGGGACGGATATAGCTCTTCGTTTTCTCCGAGTACTGGAACTGACAAAGATGCTTGGGATGATATCACAAGGCGTGAACGCATGGCAGAAGCTTGTTACGACATCTAACAGGATACATCACCATTGTTCAGTAGGTTGTGCTACTCACCGAGCAAGCCACCGAAATCCCAACCTTTCCCAAGTTCCGAGCGATGAAAGATTTAGACGTTTGTTCACAGCTTCACCAGATATGGTTATGGTCGGTGCTGATCTTTCGGGCATTGAGCTTAGGATGTTGGCTCACTATCTCGCACGTTACGACGGCGGTAGGTACGCAGATATCCTACTTAATGGGGACATCCACCAAGAAAATGCTGATAAAATTGGCATTAGTCGAAGACAAGTTAAAACAGTTACCTACGCATTTTT